CGTGAGAACGCAACCACGAAGATCACCTATTATCGCATTTGGCGCAAAGATACCGTTCAGCATTGGAAGTCTGACGGCGACAAAGAGCAGATGATTAGCGAGATAGACAACCCCTTGGGCAAGATTCCTGCTGTTTACCTGCCAGCACAGCGCAGCGTTACCCGTGGGGTGGGCATTAGTGACCTGTCTGACATCGCTTACATGCAGAAGGCTATCTACAGTGAGCTTTCAGAGATCGAGCAGTTAATCAGGATCAGCAACCACCCCTCGCTGGTTAAGACCTACGACACCGATGCAAGCGCGGGAGCGGGTTCTGTCATTAACGTGCCCGATGACGCAGCCGAAACCATGAAGCCGTTCCTACTACAACCTTCGGGCCAGAACATAAACAGCATAAGAGAGTCCATCAAAGACAAGGTGGAAGCTATCAACCGCATGGCTCAGATGGGTGCTGTACGCGGGACAGATGCTAAAACGATGTCAGGCATTGCCATGCAGACTGAGTTCCAAATGCTCAACGCGAAGCTATCGGAGAAAGCAGACCTGCTGGAGTTAGCCGAGGAACACTTGTGGACGTACTTTTGCAACTGGCTGGATGTAACGCCAGACGTGGAAGTGTTCTACCCTGATTCGTTTGACATCCGCGACTACGACAAAGAGCTTGAGTTCTTGCAGAAGATGAAAGCCAGCGGTGTCAGATCAGTGACATTAGCGCAAGAGCTAGACAAGCAGATCGCCGACCTAGCCCTTGATGACGACAAGTTGGCGCAGTCCCATGTCGAGATTGAAGGCCAGACGCAGGTTCTAGGTCAGTTCCCAGTGGAGACTGAGGCGCAGTAATGGCAGCAGCCGATGACTACGCAGAGTTCTTGGAGCGGCTGACTGATTCGCACCAGCAGCGCATCACAGAGATGCTACAGCTAACAGAGAACGACATAGCCAACTATCTACAAACTGCCCCTGATACTGACGGGGCGATGTTTGATGTCGAGTGGGCAGTTAACGCTCGGACAGAGATGCGGCGGATTCTTGAAGAGGACTATCTAGCGCAAGTTCAAGACATGCTGGGCGACTACAGGGCTGTGGCAGCCGAACAGCTGGGAATGCTAAATACCTACGGGACGTTCACAAGGGTGGCTCCAGAGGCCGTAGCGGGGCTACAGAGGCTATCTTTTCAAGGGTTCGAGGCATTGGCAGCACAACAGCTAGATACGCTGGCTAATGGCGTCTATCAGGCTGCGCTGATAGGAAGGGAAAAAGCAGACTTTATCCAAGAAGTGAGAGGGCAGATTAATGGAATCTATCAAGCAAGCGATCAAGAGGAAATTCGCCAATTGGTGGAGGTGGCTAAAAACTCAACTGGAGCCAGACAACAGGCGGCGATTGATCGACTTCACGGAGTTTATGCTGCTGACCGCTTGGGCAATAACTTGCGGCGTTATGCGACAGGTTATGCAACGGATTCGCTCAATCAGTATTCGGCGACGCTAACCGCCACCACTGCTAACGAGCAAGGCATTGACCGCTTTGAATACTACGGCGATGTGATCCGTGACAGCCGTGAGTTCTGTAAAAAACACGTCGGCAAAGAATACACCCGCGAAGAAATAACCCGTATATGGAATGGAAGCTGGGCAGGTAAGGCTCCAGGTGATCCGTTCATCGTTAGGGGTGGCTACAACTGCCGTCATCAATGGCTACCAATCGTAGAGGAATAAACATGTCCAAAGAACTAGACCGCGCCAAGAATCTGGTCGCTAGACGACCAATCCCGCCAGCTATTCGTGAACTGTTGGAGCCGTTAGCAGCGGCGGCACCAGAGGAGGAGAAGCTGGAGTTTGAAGACCTATATGGAATCGTGAACGTGTTGCTGCCATTACCTAAAAAGACGAGGAAGAAAAAAGATGCCGAGCCATTACGGACACAGCAAGACGAAGAAAAAGAAGCCGATGAACAAACGGAAGCGGACGACTAAAAAATAACCGCCAGCTATTGACATCCCTGTGAAGCTGGTATAATGCCCCCACTCGAAAGAGGTTCGTACATGAGCGAAGAAGTCATGGTTGAAAGCACTGAAACTGAACCAGTGCAGGATACGGAAGTTCAGGAAAGCAAGACGTTTACCCAAGAGGAGCTTGATCGCATTGTTGCTGATCGAATCCAGAGGGAGAGGCGTAAGCTAGACAAGAAGCTGGAAGGTATCGACATCGAGGAAGCTCGCCAACTCATGCTTGAGCGTGAACAGGCGCAGATTGAACGCCAAAAGGAAAAAGGCGAGTTCGAGCAGGTACTAAAGCAGACTGTCGAAAAGAAGGATATGGAGCTTGCCGCTATGCGGCTGGCGTTAGAAACCACCAAGATAGATGGTGCGTTACTGACGGCAGCAAGCAGGCACAACGCTGTAGATTCTGAGCAGGTATCGCAACTGCTGCGGAATCGTGTAAAACTCTCGGACGATGGTTCGGTTGAAGTCTTAGACGATAACGGCGCAGTCAGATACAACGACAAAGCCGACCCCCTCTCAGTCGATGAGTTGGTGGGTGACTTTCTTACGGCTAACCCGCATTTCGTCAGAGCCTCCCAAGGTGGCGCTGGCACTCAAGGGATGGCTGGTGGCTCCACGCAGAAGCCTATATCTGTGGCTGAAATGGTTGAAAACTGGAACGAGGGCGGGCGAGAAGCCTTTGCCGCGTTAAAGAAGAAAGCCAAATAAACCACATTTGATATAGGACTACTATTATGGCTGCTACAACTAGCACAACCCTTGACGACCTGTTTGCGAATATCATCGCTCAGGCACGATTCACCGCCGAAGAAGAATCCCTGATGATGGGATTGGTGACGCAGTACAACATCGGCGACGAGGCTGGCAAAACGATTCAGGTGCCAAAATACCCTGCAATCACTGCCGCTGACCTAACCGAAGGCACCGACCTAACCAGCACGACTGTTTCTACTTCTTCCGTTGACATCACTGTTGGTGAAGTTGGCGCACAGGTAGTATTGACTGACTTGGCTGCTATGGGTGCTGGCAACCCTGCTGAGGAGCTGGGTACGGTACTGGGTAACGCTATCGCCACCAAGATGGACGCTGACCTGATCGCATTGTTCGACGGTTTCAGCACTTCCTTCGGCGCTGCCGCTCAGGAAATCACGGTTGCTGATCTGTTCAAGGCCGCTGCTACCTTGCGTAACAACAAGGCACAAGGCGACATCTTCGCGGTTGTCAATCCTTTCCAAGCGTACCAACTGAAAGCCAACCTAACCAATACCTTCGCTAACCCCAACGGTGGTGACGCGCAGAACACGGCTATGGTTAACGCTTACGTTGGAACCATTGCTGGAATCGACATCTACGAGTCATCCAATGTGACTGTAGACGGTTCTGGTGACGCGAAAGGCGCTGTCTTCTCACGCGAGGCTTTGGCTATCGCTATGAAGCGTGACTTCCAGATCGAAGCACAACGTGACGCATCCTTGCGTGCCTTCGAGCTTAACGCTACCGCCATTTATGGTGTGGGTGAGCTTGACGACACATACGGCTGTGAAATGTTGTTCGACGCTACTATCTAAAGCGTTTGGGTGGCCCTGCCCCTATCTCTCCTTTGGGGTGGGGCCGTCCCTTTTTTGGAGGTTCTATTGGCTATCACTTACCGAGGTGAGCGGTTCGAGGGTTACAACAAACCCAAGCGAACACCCAAGCACCCAGAGAAAAGTCACGCAGTATTGGCTAAGGAAGGCGACAAGGTTCGTCTGATCCGTTTTGGATTGCAGGGTGCAGACAATAAGCCCCCTCGCAAGGGTGAGAGTGAGGCAGACAAAGCCAAGCGTAGAGCGTTCAAGGCTAGGTTCGCCAAGCAGATAGCAGCAGGGCGCAAAGACAAAACAGCATCGGCCGCGTATTGGGCTGACAAGGTGAAGTGGTAATGGCATTTTCTCAAGACTCTGATCTGGTGGCCCTTGTCCCTGACATCTTGGACTTCGGCATCACATCGTTTGCGACTGAGCACGCGAAAGCACAAACAGATCTGACCCGTACCATCCGAAACGAGTGGTGGTACAAGAAGCAGATCCCAGGGGAAATGAACCCCGCTTATCTGACAGATTCCCAGTGGACTCGATGCAATGCCTACTTGGTGTTATGGAAGTTCGCCCTCCCCCAGCTAACCAACTGGGTTCAAGATGACCGCTTTCTCAACATGATTCAGTTCTACCAGCAACGCTACCAAGAAGAATTGGTGGCTGTATTTGCTGACGGTGTTGAGTACGACGACGACGCAAGCGGCACCATTGAAGATGACGAGAAGGGCATTGTCGCTTATGGGCGACTCACACGATGAGCTTAGGCCTAGCAATCACAATCAAGCCACGCGACCTTGCCAAGATTGCAAAGCAAGAGGAGCGGGACGTTAAGCGCGGGATAGACAAGGCGATTGGTCTTGTCGGCTCTTTGGGCAAGCAGATCATCCTAAAGCGAACTAAAGATGGCGTTGGTTTTGACGGCCCGTGGCGCGCCCCATTTAACAAATACTCAAAAGGCTATCTCAAATTTTTAGAAAGCAAGGGTTACCCAGAAGATCCGATAGATTTATACGCCTCTGGTCAGATGATCCGGTCAATGCAGGTTCGCAGAAAGAACAGCAGGACGGCTGAGATATATTTTGATAACCCAGAGGCCGCCAAAAAAGCGGCATTCAACAATAAGACGCGCCCATTCTTTGGGTTTAGTGATAAAGAAGAGGATCGCTTGGTCGCTTTGTTCCGTAAGGAGATGTCTGCGTGAGTGTGAGAGAGAACATTGCAGGCAATTTGGTAACAGCGTTACAAGCGGTGACAACACCCGTAGCTATCAAGTTCGTGACCCGCGAACCGTTTGACTTTGACAAGTTAAGCAACGCGCAATACCCAGCGGTGCTAGTCAGAACAACAAACGAGAACAGGGAAGATGGAACCGTGGGTGGAAGCATGACCCAGCGGTTCGGCACGATTGATTACCAACTTGTCTGCTATGTGAAGGGGACGGGTTTGGACGAAGCAAGGAATAACATCGTCGAAGCGATAGAAGAAAAGCTAGACGAGGATAGATCGCGTGGGGGCTATGCAATTGACACCCAGATTGTCAGCGTAGAAACCGACGACGGCAGTATTACCCCCATCGGTGGGGTGATTTTAACGGTACGAATCGAGTACCAATACACTAGAGGCACGACCTAAAGAGGTGAAACATGGCAACGACTAAAGGCTCCGGCGGAGTAGTCAAATTGGCGGTAGACGGCGGCAGTGTTGCTGCTATGGGTGAGGTTCGTAGCTTCACGCTATCAGAATCAGCAGACACAATCGAAGACAGCGTTATGGGCGATACCGCTCGTACCTACGTTTCGTCTTTGACTTCTGCGACTCTATCAATGGACGTTTACTGGGACGATGCTGATACCGTCCAACTGGTAATGGACGCATCCGCAGACTTGGATTGGGAACTGTACCCAACAGGAACCGGCACTGGCGAGAAGTATTACAGCGGCGGTGGATTGGTAACCAGTAAAGAAATCACGGCATCCTTTGATGGTATGGTTGAGGGCAGCTTTGAACTACAAGTTTCAGGCGCAATAACCGAAGCAACCGCATAAGGAATCCCGATGGGACTGGCTAAAGATTTACGAAACAGAAGAAAAGTGAATGCTCGAAAGATCGAGGTTGCGGCATGGGCTGATCCAGATGGACAGCCCTTTGCCATGTACTGCTACCCGATAACTTGCTACGACATAAGTGAACTTCAAAAGAAGCACCCCAAGTTCATGGAGAACACCACGATATCGGCAATGATTGACCTGATAGTCATGAAAGCCAGCGACGAGGGTGGGGCGAGGCTGTTTACTGCGGCAGAAGACCGCATGGATTTGATGGGCGAGGAAACTAGCGTCATCTCTGGCATAGCTGAACAGATGTTTGCAGAGATCCAGTCTGTCGAGGATCAGGAAAAAAACTAAGAGCCGATTCGTTGAGGTTTAACTTGGTTGCCTTGGCGGATCGGCTACACATGAGCATCGCAGAGGCCGAGCAGATGTCGTTGTCTGAATTCAACGAGTGGCTAGCCTTCTACAAGATTAGAGGCGAGGAACAAGATGGCTAACGATGTCTTAATTAAGATCAAAGCGGTTGACCAAACCAAGCGGGCCTTCTCTGGTATCACTAAAGGCCTCAGGACGGTTGCAGGGGCCGCTCTAAACCTCAAGACAGCCTTTGTCGGCGTTGCTGGTGCAGCTGGTATAGGTTTGCTCATATCGCGCTCTCTGGACGCTACAGACGCTCTGGCGAAGACTGCTACTCGTATTGGTACGACCACTGAGGCACTGAGTCGTTTGCACTTCGCTGCCGACATCAGTGGTGTATCGACTGAAACCTTGAACATGGCTATGCAGCGGTTCACTCGCAGAACTGCTGAGGCTGCTCGTGGTACAGGCGAAGCCAAAGACGCTATCCGTGAGCTTGGCCTGAATGCCAATGACCTTCTCCGTTTAGACCTAGACGAGCAGATGATTAAGCTGGCTGATGCCTTTGCCGACGTTCAGACGGACGCAGACAAAGTTCGATTGGCTATGAAGCTGTTTGACAGTGAGGGTGTGGCATTAGTCCAGACCTTAAACGCTGGGTCTGCTGGGCTGCGTGAGATGTTCAGCGAGGCGGAGCTTTTAGGCGCTGTCATGTCTACAGATGCAGCCAAAGGCGTAGAAGATACCAAGGATGAGTTGACACGACTTGGCACTGTTTTCTCAGGGATCACAGCGCAAGTGACTGCCGCCCTCGCCCCCGCGATTGGAGGGTTCACTGCAAAACTAACCGAGATGATTAAAGAGGTGGCGGCTTCCCAAGGAGGGTTCAGGGAGTTTGCTAGGAATCTTGCCAAGAATATATTGGGCACGTTGCTGAGTATTATTCGCGGCGTGGCGAATATGGCAAACAGCTTTATCACTGCCCTTAACCAGATCAACGCTGCGCGAATTGAGTTTATGCGGATGTTTGGTCTGGGCATTGTAGGAGAGATGGACGCCATCGAAGAAGCGATTGCGAATGTAGAAAAGGCCACAGGCCAGATGGCGCGTAATCGTTCTGGAGAGCTAAAAGAATTGAGAGCCGAGCTTGCAGCATTGCAGAAGACAGCGGAAGACGCTGGCTTGGCCTTAGACGGCGACATGATTGATCTCATAAATGTCGATGAGTTTGGTTTTGGCGTCCAGCAAGTCTTGAAAGACGCGATTGCTGCGTTAGAGGTTCCCGTAAGTCTGACCACAACCGAGGGTGATGACCCCGCCGAACCGATAACGAAGCTACAGTTAGCGTATGAGGGCGCGACAGAAGCGATCAAAGAGTTCAATAGTGCGAATGACGATGTAAGAACAAAGATGAAAGAGATCACGACCACCACACTTGGTCAATTCTCCGACGCGCTTACCAATGCAGCAATGGGCACCGGCAACCTTAAAGACGCGTTTAAGAGCATGATAAAGAACATGATCGCTCAGTTAATTCAGTTCTACATCATCGACCGATT